TGACGATGAGGAGTTCCTAAGAAACTTACATCATATTCATCTCCTGTGGCAAGATTTGGATCAGTTGCGGCAGCTGGATACTTGTGAATACCTTCTCTCTGAAAGGTAACCCAAATCATTCTATGTGCTTTATCTTTAATTCTTTGACGTTTTTCTGCGTATGCAACTTCATTCTGATTCATTAAAAAATCCCTTTTCGTTTAGTTTAGGTATTAGTACTTCATTAATCCACTTAGTAGATCCCAATTCATTGGGATGCCAATTGTCAGAACAAAAATATTTTGATGTTTCATCTGTCCAATGACCCATTTTAAATATTCTTTTAAATATTCCACCCATTTCCCATTGCTGATGATCTTCTAAAGTTGGTCTTAAATGTTCATAAATTCCTGTTGTAGATATGATAGTATCATGATCCCACTGTTTATACAAGTAATTTAGGTTCAAATGATCTTTATTTTCAATGATATCGTTGTATACATATTCCCGATAAAAACTTTGAAAAATATTGACGCCCTTTAGTTTGCAAAGATTTTGCAACATAATAATATTTTCTAAACTAATTGTGACCGGACCAATAATAGTACTAGATAAATTAAAATATTCTTTAGTAATCACACTATCAGGAAATAGATAATTACAAATATACCATCCGCCTTCTTTATTATAATTGGTAGGCATATTCAATGTTGGGTGAATTGCAAATGTATTTTTATCAACATTACTTCTTAAATCAGCAAATTGTATACCCCACCAGTGTGATCCTTGACGCCAACCTTCTGCAACTTCTTTGATAAAATCTTGATTATCAACATAAAAAGTTTTTCGTTCTGTCCCTGTCCACATTACAATGACAGCAATTTCGTCTGGACTATACTTTTCCAATGCTTCAATAACTGCTAGACTAGCTTTTTTCTGAACTAGTTCTTGTCCCTGACTTCCCATACCCATATGGGTAAAAGACAAATGAGGATATTTTTCTTTGATAATTTTTTCAAACACACGTGGCCATGCCCACTCTGTTTCCCCATCCGAGAAACTACATCCACATGTAATTACATGTTTAATTTTCATTAGTAAGTCCTATTAAGTGTTGCCCAAGTTAACCATTGATGAAAGGCGTTGTATACCTTTTCTGCTTCTTTCTCATCTTGTTCAATTTTTACGCCGCGAACATAAAAACCATCTTTTGCTATACGCAACATTTCTGTCATATCGCTATTCAATACTATATTGCTAGGTTCAATAGTATTGGGTACGCCCACATTAAGATAAGGTTCAAATTGTGTGGTATTATCCATGCTTACCGATCGTCATCAAAATTTACACGTTCATGGTCTTCTTCCCATTGCAGTCTACGCAATTCTGAAAGCTGGCGCATGGTCATAGAACGTTGTTGATTTAATGACATATATTCCTGCTCATCACGATTAGGATCATTTTGCATTTTAGTAATCTTATTACCTTGTTCTTCTACAAGTAATTCTAATTTACGAATACGGTCTTTGTACATTTTAATCCTCCAGTACTTTTGACATTTCATCATCACTATCTTCAATAGTGTCATCAACTTCTGCATCTTCAACCTCAAATAATTTGTTGAACATAGTTATTGCATTGATAGTTTTCTTACCACTAAGTCCTTGGCTTCCACTTTGCATTTGAGTCCAAAGATTAGCATGTTTTTTAATAAGAGCTAAACTTTTATCTCTATCATTTAGACGAAAAATTTCATCAACTATTTCACCAAAACGTTCACGTTCAAAAGTTTCACGCATAAGCATTTTTGGAATAACACCCTGTTCATATTTTCTATTTGCTTCTTGAACTGCGGTAATGTGTTGATAAACATTATGTGCTTGTAACAATGTATAGCTTAAAGTATCCCAGCTAGTTTTTGTTTCTTTTCCTTGATTATTTATGAATCCATGTCCTCTATAACATAGGTCACGAACCATCATTCTATCTGTTATTGGACTATCTGTAAATAGTTTGTGGATACCATCTTGTAATACAGCAACACTGAATTTCCGATTATCAACTGCATAATCTTTGTTTTCAGCCGTCTTTTCCATGCTGTATGACCATTTCTTATTATGTTCTATACTAGTATTAAAATAGGCAAGTCCTTTGGCTGCACTAAAGAACGGGCTTGCACAATCAAACGTAATCATAAAATTGGGATTATGATATTTACGAATAGCTTTTTGGATATCTGAAAATAGCACAGCATATTCCATGATACTTACACCTAGACAATGCAGTAAATCATGTTTACCTTCAACTAATAATCCGTCGTGTATAATGTTAACTAATCTACGCAACATCAGATCAACGTCAATTTTATTTTGACCACCAAACGCCCAACCATTAAAGTGATTATCAGGATAGACTTTTGGATCACAATACTTCTTCATTTCATCATACCAGCTATCACTATCCTCATGAGTTAGGCCCTGCATAACATTTAAGAACTTGCAATTACCATTACGATGTTGAATAAAATATTCATTATTAATGTGTGTTGCTTTTACTGCATCGGCAAGATTACGAATCTTGTGTTGTTCAAATGCCTTTGTATTGCGATAGCTTTCACTAGGCACATCTAAACACATACCATAATCCATGTATGTATCCATCCATAGTAGGACCTCTTTACGTTTAGCCATAGCTTTAGGACAATTGGGATCTTTCCAATCAGCTGGCCATTGACCTTTTAAAATCTGAAAGCCACCACTGTCACCTAGCATGAATGTACCTTGCTCACGTTTGCGAATGATACTTTCACTAGCATCATCTTTGTTTGGGTCTAAGTTGGCGTGACCAGCAGAATACAAACCCCACTTGTAAGTATACAAACCTTGTTTACTGTTTAGAAAGTTAAGACATTCAACATCACCATTGAAACCTGCAGGTATACGAGATTTATCAAAATATTGTTCACCCTCACGTTGCTTACCCAAACCACTAATGAAGAAACTAGATACTGCAGGCAAAAATAGCGCCCAATCAGGATTATGATTATTTGTAAGATTAATTTGGTTCATGAATATAATTCATCTATTTTTTTAATAATTGCGTTTGTAATTTTTGTATGACCTAAAATATTTGCATGTCCGTAATTTTTTATTGATGGAATATAAAATCTTCCAGCTTCACCTGCAATTAAATCTAATCTTTCGGGTAAAGTTTTTTGATTATCATAATACGGAATATCTAGGGGGTTAGTGAATGCCCATGCATCAACATAATCAAAGTTAAATTTATCACAGACAGTCCTACATTGCAACACTAGTATTGCCGAAAGTTCACGCAAGTTACGAAAATTATAATGGTTAACCATGTAATCTTTAAAGAAAGTTACAGTATCTTCACTTATTATGAAGTTACCCTTACGGTCATTGCAAAAAATTTCTCTTCGCCAGGGATCACTATAAACCATAACAATAAATGGATTAAGATTTTCTTGATGAAATCTATACAAATCTTGATACAATGTCCTGGTAATGTACTCATTGCCGGCACCGGCAAGGCTGTTATTAACACATGGTAAATTATAGTGTGATGCAACTAAATTACTAAATCTATTGTTCTTAGTAACAACTTGGTCAACATCATCACTCTGTCCTACAGCGTATACCCAGCTGTCACCGACAAAATACATTAAATCATATTTTCTTTTCATGGACTTGATTGTACTTCACAAACTTCACAATCTTTAATCAATGTTTTAACCATTGTAATTTTATGATCAATATTATTACGTTGATCAATTAAATCTTTAATGGTAGGATTAATTTCAGCTTGTTTTTTAAGATATTCTTCTTCGGCACGTTTAGCTCTAGCCCATTCAAGTAACGATCTAACATTACTATCTAATTCGATTGAAGTATAATTACCGCTAAATGTCATCCAACTTGAGCCGTCGTAAACTTCAAAGTTTTGATTGTTACCATTATATCGTACCATACCTGCGCTAGGGTTGCTCATATTGACATATGGATATGAACTACTACCACCTACCACAGTGATACCATGAACGCCTGTAAGTTGTTTAATCATTTGCTTTGTGCCGGAAGAAGATAACGATAAGTTGCTAAACCACTATCAACTGTGATTTCTGTTGCACCTTTGTCACTAATACGAACAGTCTTGTCACCGGGCAAGTCCATAATTGATTGGAATACTTTAACTGGCCACATCCATGCACGTGTCAGTTTACCCGTGATTCCTGTATGAAAAACAAAATTACCACTGTGTGTAGAAGGGTCACCAAAACTAATCTTAAGATCATTATTGAATGTACCCATAGTAAAATGTTGTTCTTCGCTGTGAGCACTGGCTTGTTTCTTCAAACGTAAGATACCTGCAACGCTAGGCTCAAACTCAACATCCCAAGATGCACCCTTAAAGGTTACAGTCTTTACCTTTTCTTCTACAAGTGACTTACTCATCAAACGATAATCATTGATAAAGTCGTTGTTTTTAGTTTGAAAGTGAATAGCAGTTGGAACATCGGCTCCATCTTTTTGTGTACGTGTTACATTAATAGTAGCGTGTTCATCGTATTCATCAAACCCTAGAATAGTTTTTAGTTTACCTAAGTTAGGCATACCAAAAGTACCTTCAAAGTCTACTAGCGGATTCTTAAAAGAACCCATGATAACTACGCTTTTGTTTTCTGCAACGGCTGCGATTTGAGTTTCTTTGTCAGTTCCGACAATCTTAACTAGGTCAATTTCACCTAGTCCATGTGTGTGTTGAATTAAATCCTGTAAATAGTCTTTCATAATTTTCCTTTTAAATATTTAGGCATGTATACTATGTAATATAATGGAATATATTGCATAAGTCAATAGCAATTTAACCAAATGAAAATAAATCATCAAAGGTTGAATTAGTATTAGTATTGGATCTTAAATCCCAATCTAATACACCAAGCAAGTTTTCAATTTTTTCATCTACTAGAGTACGTTCCATTTCACTATCATCAAATGGTAGATCACAGAACCACTGTGGTAAACGTAATTCGTCAGTTGGATATGCGATACTAGTAAAGTTCAATGGATTGGGTTTAAGTTTACAAACAATTACCTTCATACCATCGACAATCTTCATAGAATAGTTGTCACTATTAACTTTACGCAGATAGTTATAGTTCAATGCTCCTCTAACATGCCCGGGCATGTTAGCACGACCAGTAGCACTATTCTTTTCTAGTTCTTCGTAGTATGTAAGTTTGTTTACTGATTTAGGACTACCTTTAGTCCAACTATCCTGTGCTGATAATATGCGTTTGAAATCTTTAATCGCTTCAATCACCTCTTCACGCCCTTTACCTTGTTGAATAACCATGTTCAATACATTCATTAAAAATTCTTGAACATATTTAGGAGTATCAGCACGTTTCAAGTCGAGACCCATAGCTTTAATATCACCAAGCTTACCATTCACATCTTTTCGTTTACCTTCTTTATCAAAGATGTTAATAGCATAACGCTTCTTAGTGATAAAGATACTACGATCACCGATCAGTTCACGCCCAGCTTTGATAATTTCACCATTCTTGCGAGGTGCGTGAAATGCACGTTCCATAAATGCAGGGAAACTTAAGTTAGCTTGTTCAGCTATACCATCATATAAACCTATGCAAACATCTTTGTTCCATTCTAATTCACCATTTGCAATTTGCGAATTAAGAATAGGGTATGCACTAAAGTAACATGAGTCAGTATCACCATATACAATTGCAGGACCTTCATGATTGTATTCACCTGCAACAACTTCATTGATTGTACTCATCATGTGTTTAACGATCTGACGACCACTCAACGTAACACTTTGACCAATGCGTTTGTCATAAAAACGACAATGTTCATTCAACAATGCACCATATGCCGAGTTAAGCAAAATCTTACGCACCAACTGACGTTTATCATAATACTCATACATATCAGTACCATATGCTTCCTTAGCCTGCTTTTGAATTGATTTACGTTCTGTATACCAGCGTGTAAGCAGTCCGGGAATTACACCTTCTTGGTCATATCTAAAGATAGTACCATTAGCACTTAAGATATATGGTTTATGGCTGTCAAAGATTAGTTTCCATATTTCGGCAGCACTCATCTCCTCACTACGACCATCTTCATAGTCAAGTGTAAGCATAGTACCACGTTCTTGGTTCATGATTGCTGTGTATTCTAATGAGCCAAACAATCCTTCCCACAAGATACTACCAGTTACTTCGTCATCATCTTTAGCACGTTTCTTTTCACTTGCTAACCTTCGACCCTTGTCATGCATGAATTGGTTAGTAAGTGTTTGTCTAACTTGTCCGACAATGGTCTCCGGTGCCATGTTAAGAGCGCGGATTGCCGACGGGTAGAGTGAGTTAATGTCAACTGCTCCGACCCATTCATGGATGCCCCTTTTGGGCGTAGCAACATAGGCACCTGCCGCTTGTTGTTCATCACTATTTGCTTCCTTTCGTTTTTTGTCTGGAACTACCAGACCTCTTTCATGAGCCTCATTCATGATTGCCATTTCAATCATTGCAACAGACCCCATGACTGTGGGCAATAGCACTGTGTTTTCGTGTGCAAGTGCGTTTGCCAAATCTAAGAATTTCAATTTGTTATGAATCTTAACTAACAACATTGTATCCTGACGATTGTATTCAATAAAACGTTTGAAGTCTTTATTATACAATTGATCAAGAGTACCTTCATATTGCGTTTTGTTCTCACCGACTTCCATTTCACCAATGAAGTCTAGTTTATAACTGTGGCGACTTTCATAGTTGTATTTCTTATACAACTGTAGATAGTCCATATGAATACGACCAACTAAATCATATGTTGTTTCTTCTTTACCGAAACGTTCATATGTGCGAGCCTTGGGAAGTTGACCGAGTAAACAAAATTTACGTGTATCATCTTTGCTCATGACACGTGTTACACGATTGACCATGTAGGGTATGTCATAGCCTTCTGAGTTCCAGCCAGTCAATACATCCGCATCTTCAATAAGCTGAAAGAATGTATCAAACATTTCTTTCTCGCTATTAAACAATAAACAGTTTTCAAACTGACCGCATATATCCTGTGCAGATTCAGGACTCATATGCACCGGAGCAATAACTAGTGTAACTAGTTGATCAAGCCAATCTAGGTATAAACTAATTGCGGTTACGGGATTGAAGGGATCACTTGTGGGACTAAAACCCTTTTCAGGATCAAAGTCAACCTCAATGTCAAAGAAGCAAGTGTGTAGCTTGGGAGGATCAACCTTCAAGTAATTTTCTGAAAGGCAACGGAACACAACGTTAATATCGCTTTCAAACAGTTTCTTGTTTGCGTGAATTCGTCTTTCCTTTTCGAACTCACTACGTTTACGTGTGCTAAATTTATTTACAGGATCATTATATAGACTACGATATTTGCCCTTAGGATCACTATAGTAGAATGTATAGTTACATGGATATTCTTGGTATGTGCGTTTACCCTGAGGGGTACGCTCTACAACGTAGATCCTGTCACTGTCACGATCATGGATCGCATCGACATAACTCATATGGTTTTGCCAACTGCCTCTAGAATAGTATTCAAATCTTCGTGTTCTTGATTGGCTTGTGTGAGACTAGCCTTGTGTGCAACACGGATAGCCTTCTTTAATACGCTGGGCTTAACTTCCAATTCTTCTGCGATTGCCTTAACTGTATCGCTAAGGCCCTCATTCAATGTTTCAATCTCATGCATTACTGCCATGCCTTCATTAATAAGTTGGGTCAGCTTGATCTTTTGATCGCCGCTAAAAGTCTTAGGTGCTGTCATTATTTCTCCTTAAAAGTGTTTGATTATATATGTATTACAGTTGTTTTTCAACAATCTTTTTTACCGTTTTGTGCAGTCCCGGGTTTACATGCAATGCATGTGGTACAAGATTTTTACGGATATAGTTGCGTGTATAACGCTCATCCTCGTTGCTCAAATCCTCACACCATTCCAATCTCTTACGTTCACACCAATCAATGAATTCACGTTTGGGTGTAGTAAGAAATGGGCGAATAACATTGCCTCGAATAACGTTAGGTACTTTGGGTTTACCATGCATTGCTGACCAAAGATATGTTTCTACACAGTCATCCAAATGGTGTGCTGTAATCACTGGACCCAATGTAGCCAAATACTGATAACGCTCCTCACGCCAAAATTCTTCATAACTCATGTCACTAGGTTTATCACGATTTAGGACACCTAGGTACATAGGAAAATTTCTTTGTGTACAAAACTTGCTTACAAACTTTAGTGCCCGTTCGCTATTCTCTGTACCATGATGATAGAAGGCACAAGTTACATCATGCTTTTTGGACAAGAAGTCCACAACGGCAACACTATCCACACCGCCGCTGAACGCTACGGTAACTTGTTTGGGCAACGGGAATAATAGTTTAAGCATTGTGCTAGTATAGCACAAATTAGAATTTATTGAAAGATGTGATGGTTATGTTTGCCGTAAATTTTAATATATTTACCCGCAAGCATATCTGCCATTGCTTCAATTGGGCTACCGGGATAACTAGATCCAGGTTTAATCATGTTTAATTCACCTTGTCGCACATGTACCAATTCATGGAAAACAGTTCTGAGTATATCA